CGATCAATTATTTCGTCACTACAATGTTTATGCTTATCAAAAGTATAATAGAACTGATCAGCAACACTTTCCCATGCGCACAAATAATCTTGCGCAAACTTGAGTGGACTGAGTATGCGTTTCTGTTCATCGATATATTGTCGATTACCTGATCGCATCTGTTCATAATTATAGTGCCGTACGATATACTTTTCGGGCCTATCAAGAGCCATCTTGAATAGGTCGTACAGTGGTCCTGTGCCATTGGGCGTGCTTATCACGATTAGTCTACCTTGACTATCGGGTTGACCCACACTAGGACGCAATCTATTTGTGATCTCTTGCAATGTATCACTAGTATACAATGCTGCTTCGTCAGCAATCCAACAACCAACGTTTAGACCACGCAAGTTTTCACGCATCTCTGCGCTTTTACAACGTATGAAGATACCATTAGGAAACTTTATAGTGAGTTCACTGTTATTGATATCGATACCATCTTTTAGATTGAAATGATTGATACAAGTTTTCTTCAATGGTTCCCATATCAAACTCTTGATCATTGCGCCTGTAGGTGCGCTATAGATTATATCTTTGTTTTTGTGATAGCGAACGTCAGTGGCAAAGATAGGCAATGCTATGCTTGCTAAGAATGTCTTGCCGCTACCAACAGGCACGATATGTATGCAATGCTTGTCACTATCAAGCATATCTTGTAGTAACGTTGATTGCTCACCAAATAATGGTATCTCAATCTTTTGCATCAGTTGTTATAGTTACTGGTATCTTTGACCAGTCAGTTAGTTCACGTTGTGGAAACACGAATTGCGCATTCATGCTTTCACCATTTGTAGTGACATCAACTTTATCAGCAACTACCTTAGCAAGTATGGTCTTCTCATAGTCACGCACTGCTTGCCAATCTTCACGAATAAAACTGTCACGGTAATGTTCTGCAAGCAATTGCTCAAAGCGTTTGCCTGTCGTGCGTTGTATCTGTTTCAATATCTCTGAGCCGCTGAGTTTCTGTATGGCTCCCTTCTTGCGACCGCTGTTGGGTCTTTTGCCGCCACGATTCGATTTCTTTTGTTCTGATAACATTTATAATACTCCCATCACTTTTCAACACGTTTATGTGCTGAATATCTTCCACAACATGCATTGGTAAGTTCATATCCATATTCGTTTAGTTTATTTTGTAGTGCAGTTTTTTGTTCTTCAAATTCAGCATGAGTCATATGACGGAAATATTTGAAGTTACGTACTTTCAGTAACACTTGTTTCTCGTCCATGTTTTGAATGCGTGATACTTCCTCACTCATATCACGCCTTCATCACGTAGTATTTTCATACTCCAAGAAAGTCCTGCAGGACCTCCCCATAATAGATATGCTTGCGTACCTTTAGTATTTTCACCTGGTTTATAATAGACTCTAGCACGGCTCAAGAACTGATATGTGCGCATAACAGTTTCTAAACTTACACTCTCACGCTTGGCAAACTGATTGGCACGTGCAAGACCTACTGCCGTACCACCACGATTGCTAGGTGTACTTTCGTCACGCATCTTTAGTCCACGTTTGGCATTATTTGCCATTGCTTCAGTTGGGCGGTAATTCATTTCTTTTTCACTGGTGTGCAGATATCTCTGCCTTTTACAGTGCCACTATAGCGATAACCTGGCCAACATGCTTTATTGTCAGCACCAACTTTCTTGCCTTGTGTATTTGTCTGTGGTAATTTCACAGGTTTATTATCGTTTTTCATACGTAAATTTTCTCCCAGTCTTTAGGATCATCTTCGGGATCAAGTCCGTCATACAATGTCTTGTCACTAGTATCTAGTTTGTTTTTATATTTCAATGTACCAAACACGCTCAATATTTTTTGATTATTCTGTTTCCATTTTTCTACAACTTCTTCATAACGATCACTACCAAGAATCAATTTTAGTTGTGATTTGCAATCACTGACTGTAGGATTGATATCGAACTTGCTATCTTCTATCTGATACATGAAGTCCATGCAACGATCAAGTTCTGTGTCAGTCATATATAGGCTTAGTTCAGTGACCATCTTATTCATGATGTCTACTTTTTTGTTGTCAAATTTGCGATTCCAAATATCTGTTGCAAACATTAGTGTATGCTCCCACTATTTTTCTTTTCTTCATTCTCAACCATCTCACGCACACCATGCTCAGTCAATAAACTGGTGATGAAGTTATGTACACTTTCCATAGCAAGTATGGTAAAGTCTACGCCACGCTTTTCATCAACATCCATCTTAGTTGTGTCTATGTTTTTTGCATTGTCTAATGCACTTTTTACATCAGTCAATAATGGTTGTAATGTGACCCACACGATACCATCTTCTGCTCTTACCATCTTATAATTCATTGTATATCTCCTTGAATTGTTCTACACTTATGTTCGTGAAATTATTTTCTTTGCAAATTGGCTTATAACCATTGGCATTGACTCTTATGATGTTGCTATCACGATATTCACGGCACCAATGACGCAATCTACTTTCCCACTGACGCAACATGAACTCACCACCATTATTGATGGGTCCTGACGTATAGTTCTTTGTACCTGCATATACATTGTCGGTATACTTGTTATCATCTGTATAATCGAAACCTATCATGTATATGTTCTTATGTTTGTTCATGCCTGCTAAACGTAATGCGCCTGTACCGCTATCGCCTATCCACTTATCTTGTATCGCCCAATATATAGGTTCTCCTATATCTGCACGATGTTTTGCTTTGTCACTGTATTGTGTATAAAACTTAGTCTTATGATGCACACTACTATTCAATATCTCATCTACCATAGCAAAGTCCATGCTGATCAAATAGTCTGGTATAAAGTCACGATACAATGCATTGCATCCATATGTAGTGAATAGTTCTTGCAAACGGTTCAAGTCAAACTGTAGTCTTGACTTACCATTGCCTATCACTAATGCGTCACTTTTTCTTGCCATACCCACTTGCGTAGACTGCTCGTCCTTGCTTCTCTGCATCTTCACGTTTGCGGTAAACTTTGCCACTGTTACCCCAACGATATCCCATGACTTTACCTGAACTGTTTCTAACTTCTTTTACTGGCATATTCAATCCTCCAATGACTTACGTGTTTTAGGCCCATCACATGTTTCAATATGTTTGAACAACTGTACCTGCAACGAATGATAATGATGTAAACATAATGGACATTTGTAACCAACAATGTGCCAACCATTTTTTTTACGATGGTATAGTCGTATCCAATCATGTGGTACATCATTGTCAGTATACTTCTTCATCTATTATTTATAGCAAGATGAATAATGTTTATATGATTTATTGATTGTTGATCAAACAGGTAATCAATCTACGATCTTCCTACGACTTGCAAGTATCCTAAAGTTACCAAAGGGCATATACTTGTGATAACCTAGTTCACGATACTTTTTTCTTAGTTTTTTGGTTTCTAGTTCCTTCTTTGACAATTTTTTTGTAAATTTTGACTTCTTGTTCATTTGTCCATTTCACCCAAGTGTTACATAATTTGCATACAAATTTACCTTTATGTGGACCAAACTTACCTTCGATCAATACTAATGGATGATTATAATGTTTTTTCAATATTGTCATCTAGTTCTATCTCATCAACATATGTGCCTTGAGCAATATAATATTTCAACTGCTGATCACTCAATGGATCAGTCAATGGTATGATATATTCTGTATTGTATAGATTCAATATTGCTGTGAATACATCATCGATCAATGTGATACCAACAACTGCTGCTTTAGTCAGTGGTTTATGAAAATCAGTGATATATCCATTATATGACTTATAACGCAATCTAGCAATCATGATGTTTGGATATCTTGCAAACATATCATCGATGATATCTTTCACATGCGTACCACTTTTACAACCGCGATATAATTCTGCTTTTGCATCTGTAGCAGCACCTGTCAGAAATGTATTATACATATTTTCATGTTCAGGGCGTAATGAGATATAAATGTTTGCTCGTTTGACTCTAGATCCAATACGTATATTTGCTACTTGTATAGCGATTTCATCATATTTGAAGTTTGGATCCAATCTTACAAATCCAATTTTATATTGCGTAATTTGGTTCGTGCTGCCATTAATTCCCGACACCTGAACAACACTATTCTTCTCTTCTTTGTCACTCACTGGCCTCGCAGAGGCCTGAGAGGCAAAAGCAAGCGCCGTAGGCGCGGGTACATTATCACTTGTGTGTAATGTATTACTTTTACCTTTCTCTTTCCCTTTCTCTGAAGAAGAGTAATACATTTCAGCATCAATCAATGTTCCTAAATTATTCATATATCACTCCTTATTATATACAATAGATTGATTCTAGATCGTCCCAAAACTTGACAATCTGAAACACACAAAAACGCTTTTGTGCTTTGGTCCAGGGCATTTGTTTCATTGGGTCACGATTCTTGTAATAATTGATGATATTATTACATTGCAACCATTCGTTAGTGTTCCAACCTTCGTTTATGAAATTACTTTTGATTTTGGTAGCACGTTCAGCCCAAAGTATGATATCATCATCTTTGAGATTATCAGCGATATGCCAAAATTCTTTAGTTCTTTCTGAGTTATAGCGATCACGCAAAAACTCTTTTTGAAGAACAATTATCTTGTCTCTAAAATTCATTTGTTATCTCCAGTTCATTTGTTGTTAGCACTACAGCATCTTAGCGAAAGATTGGGGGCAAGACTCGCTAAAATCTTACCCCCGGGCTGGAGTGATAATGTCGTACTCTTAGATAGTACATCTTTATTTATCATTACTTGTAAGTAATGTATTTTTTATAATGTGATAGACCGTTATCGTCATTATAAAACTCACCGCAAAGTTGCTCTGCTCGATTTTGTGGTAAAACTGTTGCTACCACATTTCTAAACACAGCAAGATTCATTTCGGGTAAATTGTTTTGTATAACATAATCGTCAATCAATTTGATCTCATGCTTTTTGAGCATGACATCATAATTGGTCAACATTGTGTTATGTTGTAACGTTGGGAATAAGACATTGTTCCAGACTTTCATTTATTCATCTCCATGTTCTTCAACATATTCAGCATAAAATAATTTGTCACTGACTTCTTCTACTAATTCAAACAAAATGCTTTCAAATTTATTTTCAGCATAACGCATTGTTATTGGTAGATATTGATCAATGATAGGTTTCATCAAGTGTCCTGGTAACACAGTTTTGTCACTTATCACAATCTTGTCATCATATAGTTCAAACTTTAGAAAATGACTTTTAGCGATGACAATATCATTTTCTGTTTCAAAATCATAAAAGTGTATGTCACACTTATCTGCGATTTGTTCTAGTAATTTTACTTTATTCATTATTTTGCTCCTACATAATATATATGCAAAAGAAAAGAGACAGAGTTGTTACACTCTGTCTCAATATGATTAGACAGCAATGCGTTGACGATTCTTGATTTCTTCAAGATCGATTACTTGCATGACATCTGACAACTTTGTTGTTGCTTTATTACGTCTTGCAAATAATTCATATGCTTCATCAATAGCGTCACGATCATCTTCTGATAACTGCTCAAGTATATCATTCAATTTGTCAAGTAGTTCACGCTTTGTGTACTGTTGATCAAATTGCTTACTAAATGTGACTGTAAAATTGTCACGCTTTAGTATCTCTAAACGCTTTGCTAGATCATTACAGAATCTAACTTTATTGCGTTGTTTGCTATCGCTAGCAATAATTACACTATCATATAACTTATCACTCATAACAATCTCCTATATGTAATGCGCAAGTGCGCATATACTATTATACAGACATTGTATATGATGTCAAGTGTTTTTGTGTAAAGATTTGTCAAGATTGTAAATGAGAATTATTTACATTTACAGATAAAAAGATGCTAGCGTTTTGCGCACACTACGCTAGCAAAGTGCAGTACATATACTATGCTATGAGCAAACATAGTATATTGCGCATATCAAGTTATAAACAACAATACAAGTTTAGCAAACAACACACACAATGTCAAGCACTATGTGTGTTGTATTTTTGCTACAGTTATTGACGAACGAATTTGAGTTCGTTTTCAAGTCCGTCAACATCAGCAAAAAAGTTGTCATCTTCTTGCTCACGCTGACAAAACTCGTCATACTTTGCTATCAAATCATCACTACTTGCTGTCACTTTTGTAGTATCAGTAACAACATCGTACTCAAACATAATGAATTGATCATCTTTTACAAATTTAGTAATCATAAAAAATACTCTCAAGTTATAAACAACAATACAAGTTTAGCAAACAACACACACAATGTCAAGCACTATGTGTGTTGTATTTTTGCTACAATTATGAATGTTGATACACTGCTTTGTGATTGAGTGCGCTCAACATATCACGATACTTACGCAATGTAATATTGAATGAACTTACAGCGTCTTGAAACTGATCTTCATCAGTTACAGACATTTCCATAAATTTCATATCTTCAATCAAACGATCACGCAATTGATTTAGATTATATTTGTCACGATTTGTCATAATAAACACTCATCTAGTTGCGTAGCAAAATCGCTACATTGACTATATTACTGAAATACAATAGTGATGTCAAGCATTTTTTCGACTTTTTTTGTTGTATTTTAGCAACAACTGTAAGTTATTGATTTATATAGGGTTTTTTCTGTTGTAAAAATACAACGAAAAAAGTAAAAAAAAGCGTGTAAAAAACACTAATATAATCAACAACTTACAGAACCGTGCTTGTAAGTCATTGATTTATATAGGGTATTTTAAGTTGACATTATTGTAGAAATCTGTAGAATTGTATCTGTAGTCGATATTGACTA